ATGACTACCATTTTCCCTTGAGCGACAGTCCAAACATACGCATCATTTGAAAGTTGTATATCGAAGATATCTCCTGTTTGGAGCATTACTGATTCTGAAGACAAAAGAGAGACTGTGAATTCTCCAATTAAGTCGTCAGCATCTGCTAATGGTGTTAAAGAAATTATTGTTGTTGCCGAGTCTGTAAATGTTCCTGCGGGGTTTGGTCTTTTAATTTTCATATTTATATCCCAGTCAGCAATTACTAAAGGTTGCTTTGCATCATCTGTTACATAAACACGAAAAGAGGCAGTATCTCCTTTTACAATGGTCCAGTTTACAAGTGGTGGTTTATTACCTATGTCATATGATGAAGCGGATCCACGTAAAGTTGCCATAGGTTTATTATATCACGACAAGCCGTCTTTAAGTGCTTTCCAGGTGCCGTTGCCTTTTGCCTGAACAATTAAAATTCCTGATACCCCTGTTGCAGCGACTACACCAACAGCGGTTGCATTTCCAGTTACTGGTCTTGTTCCTGTCAAACCACCAGATGCTCCAATGTATACTGGACTGCCATTTGTAAAACTTCCTGTACTTAAATTAATATTTTCCATAACACCAGCAACAACTACAATTCCTTCAGAGTTATTCGCAAGTGGTTGTTTTAAAAGTCCTAAAATTGGACCCACTGTTGACTGGGTTGCAAATGATATTTCTGGTTTGGTTGAATATCCAGTTATATATACTGGAGTTCCTGCAGTCAGGGATTGTCCACTTTTATTAATAACACTAATCTGAAATGCAGATATTCCTAATGGTGGAAGAATTTCGTTTAATTTTGTTACAAGCCCCTTGATGTCTCCATGTACATTTACTGGGTCTTCTGCTTCTGGGAAGGGTAAATTAAACGGGCTTCCTGAGTTTCCTGTTGCCATAATAATTCATTATACCACTTTTAAAATATAACGTTTCTTAACATTACGTTAAAACTTGACAAATTTTAGAAAATTATGTTATACTTGGTAGTAACAACCCTGAAAAGGGTTTTTCGTTTCTAAGGAGGAACAGATGAATATATTACAAGATAAACAAAAACTCATCGGAATACTCACGATTATAGTAATGGCAGCACAAGGTCTTAACGGTGCCAATGCTAGTGAACGCAACAATTTAAGTACTAAAACCGTAGTTACTGAAGACCAGGCCTCGAAAGAGGTTTTTTTGGTTTCTACAGAAGAAAAGTTAAAAAAGTTTGAAAACAAGGGTTCTCTAACCGATGGCGAACTCAAGGAACTTTTATACCTCGTTGGCTTTAGGGGCAACGATCTAAAGGAGGCTTGGGCAGTAGCCAAAAAAGAGTCTAATGGGCAACCTATCAGATTTAATGGAAACACCAATACTGGAGACAGTTCTTATTGCATGTTTCAGATTAATATGATTGGAATGCTTGGTCCTGATCGTAGAGAGAAGTTTGACCTTGTCTCTAATTCAGATCTTTTAAATCCCGTCATAAATGCACAAATTGCATTTCACATGTCAGACGGTGGAAAAGATTGGTCTTCTTGGAAGGGCATTACACCAAGAACTAAAATGTGGATGAGCAAGTTTCCAGAATAAATAACAATATATAAGAATAGCCACTCTAAAAATGGGTGGCTATTTTTATTTATCTCTTCTTGGTGGCATACCTAGCGCTCTAGGCTCAACAATAACATGGGAACTGTAGTTTGGAATAAAGTCTGTGTATTTTGTATCTATCCCAGATTCTTTAAGAAATGAGTAAACCTTTTCTTTTGGAATATCCAACTGACCAGACATTAATGCAGAAAGCCTATTTGTTGACTCTTCAACATGAGCCCAATAACTTTCTTTCCTGTCATCTGCCCAGGGTCTAAGAGTTTCTCTTGTTGCAGAGCCATTAGCCTGTCTATGAGACTGGTTGTGAAAGACATCTCTTGTTCCAATAGAGTATATTTTCCAATCTTTGGCATAAGTCCTTAATGATAAACAAAACTCTTCTGTGTTAAAAGACTCGTCTCTGCTAATACCAACTTCATTAATCCATTCTTTTGGTGCAAATAGATAACAGCATGTGGCCCAATATGAACGAACAACATGCCCCGTCTCTAAAACCCTATAGCCTGGAAATTTAAATCCTGGAACTAACTCACTAAACAAAAACCCATACATTGATACTTTTGCTGCTGCATCAAAATTAACTGACCCGTCTGGCATTATTTCATAATCTGCTGGAGCATAAGCAATAATAAACTTTTCATTATTAGTATTTAATTTTTCATATCTTTCAATAGCAAGGACATCCCATCCTAAAGATGCCTGCGTATGCGAGTCAAACTGTATAAAATAATCATAATTTACATCAACTTGTGTTGCTAAATTTCTAGCCCAACATACTCCACCCCTGTATTCTGACAAGTCAAAATGTCTGTAAAGTAGTTGATCTTTTGGTATAAAGGATAGGTCATATTCTTTTTTATCTTCTGAAACAATAGAAAAATATAAACTATCTTTGTTTTTTGCCTGATCCCATAATGAAAATACTGTAGAATAAAACTCCGTATCGCAATAGTTTGCAATACTAACCAATATTTTTTTCATTTTGCTTTCTGATAGTAGTGTATAAATATTGTGGTCCTTCTTTAAAAAACCAATGATCTGGCTCTACATAAAAAAAGAAAGCATTTGCAACAAGATTGTTTTTTGGATTTGGAAACTCTTCTCTCCAGTGTTCTTGGTCGTTTCCATATGAGATAATCATGTCATTTTCTTCTGGCTGAAACTTTTCACCTTCAACATAAAAATCCCATGGGGTTTTGTGAAAAATAGTATAGTTCATGTGATACGTACAAGCATTATCATCTTTATGCTTCCATAGGTTTGCCTTCTCTCCTTCATAAATGCTCAGGAGGCACCAGGAAGGAAGCAATGTTTCTGATTCAAACTCTTCTCTTGCTAATGGCAATAACATATCATGAAATTTTCTAAGAGGTTCTACGCTTTCTCTATGTGTTCCGTCCCAAATGGCCCATTGATGCCTTCCAAAGGATTCATCAAAAGTACTTTTGTCTGTTGACCACAGATTCATTGCTAAATTTTGTAACTCTAAATGTTCTGCTGGTGGAAGTACTGTTTTTAACAAATAAGGATTTTTCATTTTACCATTTACCTAAAGGGCAAGTTGCCAACTCTAATTTTGTTTTTAAATGCATCAAACATCCACACTTTTTACACTGTTTGGTTAGTTTAATTAGTTCTGGACAGGCCTTACATATAGAGTATCTCTCTTTTGCTTTTTCTTCATCTGCCCATTCAGTATTAGGATTTACAACATCCCAAGGCCTTGTTTCGCCAAGCATTTTTTTATATCTATCTAGAGCATTTTCTTTATTATCAGACATATCTTACCCTCCAAGATTATAAATATACTCATAAAGTTCAAAATCAATACTATTTAGATCTAAGAAATTTGCTATATCTTGATCAGATAAAGATGACTTAAGGCTGGGAGTTGTATATTCTTGTTTGCCAAACTTAACCGAAGAATCATTTATGTTAAAAATTTTATTATTTAATGTTTTAAACTCTAGATTTTCGTAATTCACATTAAACCAATCAACTAATCTTTGAACAAAGGTATCTACTTTATTTGTTGTATTGACAATTTCAAAATTATCAATATTTTCTTTAACAAGTTCAAAACTAATGTCTATATCCTTTAAGTACCACTGTTTGGACCTAGTTAAGTAATCTGACTCTTGATCAGATGGAATATCCTTAAACATGTTTACTTCTGGCTCAGAGCATATAAATTTTGACTGTATGTTTCTGTGAGAAATATAAATTGGATCTTCAAATAAGTAATATTTTAATCTTAATTCCATTGTATCCAATGAAGAGTATTCTGTTCTGCTAGAAAGCACTCTGTCATAAATATATAAAAAGTTACTAATTGCACGATCTAATGGATCTCTTACAAGTGTAGCAACAGATAGGTTTTCAATTTTTGAAATTGGATACCTTCCCAAATGTCCTTGAATAAATGCATACTCAGAAGAAATATCTTGATGTGGCGGTGGTGTTGGTGGATACTTAGATAAATTATTTTGCTTTAAAAATTGTGTAAGAGTGGCTGCTATTGTCATTCCAGCAGTTTTTGGTATATGTAAAAAATACAAAGTTTTATTTATTGTCATTTTATCTCCTATTTATTAAGTATATCATGTTGATGTATACCCTACAAATTCACCACAGTTATCATAAACACAAACATTTGGTGGGCATGATACAAATGTTACATTTCCATTATAAACACAACCTGTTGGTGTAGGTGCAGTCGGTGCAGGCGCTACAGGTGCAGGCGCTACAGGTGTAGGTTCTACAGGTGTGGGTGCTGTTGGGGTAGGGGCTGTAACAGGTACGCAAGGACCTGTGTTTGGACAACTACCGCCAGTCCAACAAACATCTCTGTAGCCTGAAGGACAACTAGAGTCTGCTGTTATACCGCCTTGGCCTGGGGCACAATCAGAACATGGTGAATATCCACAGTTTCCATTTGAGGTGGAGCAAGGCAACGGTGTAGGAGCAACAGGTGTTGGTGCTGTAGGTGTAGGTGCTACAGGTGTAGGTGTAGAACCACAAGTTACTGGGCTTGTTGAAACTGCACCACTGATTGAAGTTCCTGTTTCAGATAAGCAGAAATTATTTATAAGGCTAGTTGCTTGGCTTGCAGAGTTAGCATTTACTGACATAGGATCTCCGCTTGAGCAACAGGCATAGTATGTTGTTGATGCTGTAGGTGTAGGGGCAGTAGGTGTTGGGGCAACGGGAGCAACAGGAGCAGTACAACTTGCGCCAGTTGCGCTGTTATTAACGCAGGATCCAATATTTTGAGAATTACATAATGGCATATTTGGGTTTGGAGCATCTTCTTGAGTACACATATGGTATCCACTTAGTGGTGTTGCCCATACTGGTGCTGTTGGCGCAACTGGTGTAGGTGCGACTGGTGTAGGTGCGACTGGTGTAGGTGCTGTTGGGGTAGGGGCTACTGGACAACACTCATTAGTGTCAGGATTAAATGTACCTTGGCATTGCTCTTCATTTGATGCGTAGAAACATCCTGGGCCGAATGGCGATGTTGGAGTTGGTGCAACAGGTGATACAGGAGCAACTGGTGTAGGGGCAACTGGTGTAGGGGCTACAGGTGTAGGATTTTCTGCAGGAGTTGCATTAAATGTTGCTGATCCTGTAGCGCTTGTATATCCAGGCTTAGAAACAGTTATATAAACAGTGTAAGACTGATTAGGCGTTAAGTTTTCAGCAATAAATTGCTCAGGAAATTCAACATTCTGTGTTCCAAGGGTAGAGGTATATGTATATGGATACGGATAAGAAGAATCGTTTGTTACGTCAAATGTTGCATAAACTGATCCTGGATAAACTTGCCATCCACGATATACCGAAATTTGTGGAGTTGCAAGTTGATTTGCTGGTGGAGTTGGTGTTACTGGAGCAACTGGTGTTGGAGTAACTGACGCAGTAGTAAAGTTTGTACTGGCAGATGCTGATGCACCAGTCCAGTTTCCGCCAGCATATAAGGTTACTGTTACTGAATAATTGGTTCCTGCAGAAAGATCAGAAAATAATAGTGGTGGTCCGCCAGCAGAGGTCATGCTGCTTTGATAAACTCCAGTTCCAAGTTCAACTTTATATGATCCCCAACCGCTTCCACCCCAAGTGACGTATGCATCGTTTGGTGTCCATGCTTGGTTTGGTCCTGCACCATAAGCAATAACGCTACCAATATTTGGATAAGGAGGTGCAACAGGTGCTACTGGAGTAGGTGCTACTGGAGTAGGTGCTACTGGTGTTGGTACAACAACATATGAATAATATTCAAAATCTATAGTTGACTCATACTGAAGAAGTGATCCTGTGTCAATTCTTCCTTTGGCCTTGCCATTGTTTGAAGAATTAGCACCACCGCTATTTCCTATAGATGTTTCATTACCTAATCTAAAACCAGCATTTGTAATCGCTGTTCTGGCTTCATTGAGAGTCAAGCCTTCTAGGTTTGGGATTATCCCCATACCTTTTGAAGAAGACCATAGACCAAAATTTAGCATTTGGAACCTACGCCGTCAAATCGCC